AAAGGGTGAGAATTAAGATCCAGATTTGGAACCATATGGCTATAAACACGAAAGCTATAGTTGCGGTATCTTCGTATTGTAAGATAGCATTTGCTATACAGTAAATAGAAATTAGTATTAGGATTATCATTAGAATTATTGTAATCATCTCATCACTCCCCTCTCACTTTCTTCTGGAAAGCATCTCGGAGTCTCTCGATAATCTTATTTGTAATACTTTCCTCTATTCCTTTGCCTTCTACTACTAAATCAATCGTGTTCTGCTTGATTCCTTGAAGCTCAACTATCCACTCTTCAATAGAATCTTCAAATGTGAAATACATCGAATCTCCACCATGCATATCTGATTCTCTATAAAATGCCCTCCCTTCACATTGTAAGTGTGCAGCTGGTGTCCAGAATAGATCGTTGAATATCAAAACACTAGCCTTCGTGATATCTAATCCTTCTCTTGCACTCCCTTCTGTAGCAACTAGGAATCTCTTTGTTGGATCATTTTGAAATTGATCTACAACTCTCATTCTTTCTTCCATTGGAATTGTAGTGAAACCATTATTTGTTCTCTCTACAAAGGAAAGTGCTTCATTTCCTAGCTTCCTTGCAATTGTATTACAAGTTCCTTTGAAGTGTGTGAATATCAATATGCCATTCCACTGTTCCTCTTCAATCGCATCTGCTATTTCTACTGCTCGATTGATTGTATTCTCCACCTTGTCTGCTGCACATACTTTAATCATCGCGTTGATCTTAGGGAGAATTGACTTGAATGTTCTAATCACCCCACCTATACCTCTTGAATCAAACTCAGCTAATTCTTCGTAGATTCCCATTAGAATCTTATCATATATCTTTCTTGCCCTATCTCCCATCTCAAAGGTTTCTACGATTCTATTAACTGGAGGTAGATTCTTAGAGATGTCTTGTCTTGTTCTCTTGAGCATGATTGTTTCTAACAACGATCTCAACTTTTGAGCATCAAATGTTTGAATGTGTCTCCCATAGCCATATTGGTTTAAGAATGTCTCATAATGTGTAAATTGCTCAGGGTGAAGCCAATTTAGAACAGACCATAATTCACCTGATCTATTCATGATTGGTGTTCCACTTAGTGCCATCTTCTTCGTATTTGCATTACCTGTTAATCTAACAGCCTTTGATTGATGAGCACTTGGATTCTTGATATAGTGAGACTCATCAATGATGATATACTCTGGGTGATACAAATTCAACAAATCAACCCAAGGATATGTTATATTATCTGCAAATATATCTCCATCATTCTTTCCTTCTTCCTTCTTTGCTGTACGTAGAATCTCATAGTTGATGATTACCCACTTTGGATGTTTGAATAAGAGATATTGGTAATCTGCTTTAATAGGTGCTCTTCCAGCTAAGATAATTGGCTCTTCTCCTGTATGATTCTTAATATGTTTCTTCCAGTTAGCTCTAAGTGCTCCGGGACATATAATAAGAGTTCTCTTCGACTCTCTCTTCATTGCAGCTGCGATTCCAATAGCTGTCTTTCCTGTCCCAGTTCCGTAGGCAATTAGACTCTTTCCATCTACTAATTCCTCAAATTCAAGTGCTACTCTTTGGTGTGGACGATTCTTGAATTCAGGGAAATGTGAGAATATGAAATCTACATCTGAATCTTCTGCATTATGAATTGTCTTAACTCGGAGTCTCTTCTTGAATTCAGTTTCAACTTCTCTTATCAACTCTTCATTTTCCCACTTACATAGTCTTGTTTCAACTTCAGGGTGAATTAAGTAAAGTCTCCAACCCTCACTAAATGGGATTGTGTAGTACTTTAATCTCTTCTCTACTCCGGGAATTAATGTGAGAGATTCATCTTCTTTTTCAAGTCTCTTATAATATCCACCATCATTTGTAATTGGATTCCACTGTACAACTATCTGCTTCTCTTGCTTCTTAATCTTCCAAAATGGATCGAATACAGGTTCGAAGTTTATTAGTTTGGATGTTGGGAGCTTTTCTATCAACTCTGCATGAAATTGAAAGAATGTCTCTTCATTGATTGTAGCGCCATATGAATTATTGAAATAACCTTTATGTTTAGTTAAGAGTTCAATGACAGTTGGATTCTTGTGTTCTAAATCGAATGAGATCAGACCACGATTATATGATCTGAATTTCAATATTTCTGGCTTCCTCTTTCTCTCTTCTTCATCCCTTAATTTCTTTTCTCTCTCGATTTCATGTTTCTTAAGTCTGATTTCCTCTAGTTTTTGTAATAGTAGCTCTTCTTCACTTAAGATGAGAGATTCCTTATCTTCTAAAGCAAGTGGATTCTTTGGGAGTAACAAACCTCTTATCTCAGGATTCTCAGCTATCTTCTCCTGAGACTTCTTGATTCGAGCTAGATATGGATCGTAGTTTTTAAATAAACTTGACATTTCTTGGTTTCCTTATTTCTCATCTTCATCAAGTAGACACATTTCCTTTAGATCTAGTTCGTGTAATTCGTGACATGATACACAACGAAAACGAATGATAATGTCTCCTGAGATTTTATTCTCGAAGATTTCAACTCCAGAATCTTCATTTAAGGAGGAATGTCCATAATTATTAATCGGACAATCATAACTTATGAATCCATACGCTCTTGTCATCTCAAATCTCCAAGTGTTGAAGATAACCTAGAAGATCAACCATCTGTAACCACCATATTTTGCGGTTAAATATATATTCAATAATTTTTACATCACGAATAACTTCTTCCTTATAATTGTCATCGTATAGAATTAAATAAGCTGTATTTATATATCCTTTACGAAGCCAATCAATAGCTCTTAAATGTCTCCAAGGTAAATCAAATAATTCCCAAGAATTACTTTCAAGAGGAATATCACAAGTTTTAGCTAACACAGCTCCAGCAAGACAAACTTTACAAGTATTATTGAGACCATTAAAATTATGCCAAACTTCCATTTCAATCCTATATCTTGGATCTTTCTCCACTTTCTCTAAATCACAAAGTGCGATGTAGAGTAACTCATGAAGAGTGTTAGGTAATTCGTTTTGGCAGTTCATCTTTATTCTCCTTTAATATAATCCTCTAAATGATCTCTAATTAGAATTAGAATTTCTATTCCAAATGCTGTTGGGAGATTACCTTTACCATTACATAAACTACATAGTTGAAGTGGCCAACCTAAATTGGGATCTTTTCCAGAACCATAACAGTTACCGCAAGGATTAGTTAATTCAATGTCAAATTTGAACATTTCTTTCCTTTCTTAATGAATGTATTCTTCTGTGAATGGCCTTACACTCAACTCTAACCACAAAGATGCACTGTGCTCATAGAATGACATAGGTACAAGAGTCTTTGTTTCCTTATCTCTCTCTAGTTCATCCACAATCTCTGAACACTTCTCCCAACACTCTTGAATTAGATCATACTCCGATCTTCCAGTCTTATTCTTCACAGTGTAAGATATTCCCGTGCGCTTATGAGTCATATTCACAATAATTTCTCTCTTAACCTCAAGCTTGAACTCCCTCTTCTTATGTCCATTTACAACTGTGGGATCATACTTCTTCCTACTCCATGCTCTTGTACCCGGGAGTCCAGATACATACTCATGCATCTTGTTTGAGATTATAAGTGGATTGAAGAAATCTTCATCTTGATGGAATTTTGGATTGGAGATATATTGAAACATTCTCTTGATTGTCCTCTTCATGCTCTTTACACTCTTCTTCAAATTCTCTTCAAACGATCCCTTTTTATCAATCCAAGGGAATACAATTTGAATCTGAAGAACGGAGCCATTATTTGTAACTTTACCTAGAAGAGGAAAATGATCTCTTGATCCCAATCTTGGACCTTTGTCCTCAATTAGGGATATACGGAAGGAATTTGGTGGGATCTTGTAATTGTGGGAAATGGAATTTGCCCATTTATTCAAATGAGCTTCAGCTAGGTTTCTATATTCACTTGGATGATTCATTTTTCTTTATCTCCTTTGTTATTACAATGAATGGTACATTATTAGGACCATTTAGTAAAACTTCAACCTTATCCCCTACTTCAAACATTAAACCTATTTTGTTTTCATCTCCATATTCCTTTATTAAAATATAATGCTTACCTGCAAATATCGCAGGAATCTCACAATTATTTCTTGTAATTTTGATTTCCATCTCTTTTCCTCATCCTCCAAATCCGATCGTGAAGTAGGATAATATAACACTCTGAGGCGGAAATGTCAAGTGTCCTCTTTAGGGGACAGTATGTTACTAATTTCATTTAAGATATGAGTAAGACATTTCCTTATAAGCTCTAACTGATCTTGTTGAAGATAGGAAATGATGAAGAACATTATAATTAGGAACCACTGCATGAATTCATTCATTTTGTATTTATCCTTTCTCCCCACTCTGAGATTTTGTTGATGAGATTATTCATGTTATGTAGAGTTTCAACATTGAACCATATACGCATCCCTTCTTGTAGTGATTTTGTTGCCTCCATTACTGTTGAGATATTACCACTTAAACTAGCTAATGTAAAATTAACACAATCAGCGATCATTAGAGCTTCAGCTTCTGTGAGAACGATACTGATTTTGGGTGTTAGTTTTGAATCTGGCATCTCTTTCTCCTTCTCTCTAAGAAAAGAATTCCAAATTACTCCAATCACCATCACGATTTAAATAAACAATTTTCACAATACCAGCTTTCATGATCTTAGGAATACAAAGATCACAAGGCTTACTAATTCCAAGAACACCAGTTGGCTTGAATCTTGCAACTACGATTGTAGCTCCTTTCATTCTCTTTCTATTTCCCCTCCATATCGCATGGTGTTCTGCGTGCATACCATTGCCATTAAATCCAGCATGATTCCATCCCCATGAGAATATACCATGAGAATCAAAGATAACTGCTCCTACCTTATCTCTACAAGTAGATCGTAGAGCTATATCTTTTGCTAGATCGTGTGCAGGGATGCTGATTTTCATTTTTATTTTATGGTCTGATAGCAACCCACCAAATGTGTGCACAATTCAAACATAGATAACGAAAATCCCATGTTGTTCTTTTTCGCTCTAACTTTCTTGACTGACACTTTGGACAAACTGTCTTATCATTTGGGATTGTTGCGTTCATATTATCCTCCTTAAATTGGTTAACATCTTTACAAACTAAATACACCCGGAGAGACTCGAACTCTCACTCTCTTACGAGAAAGGGATTTTAAGTCCCCTGCGTCTACCTATTCCGCCACGGGTGCTTATTTAAATAAAACAATACGCCCGGCGGGAATTGAACCCGCGACCTTTCGCTTATAAGGCGAATGCTCTAACCAACTGAGCTACGGGCGTGCCTTCTTATTATCTAACTTAGCTTACAGATGAAGCTATATATCTCCATCTTGAATATAATATTCTTACTGCATCGAAAGCTTGATTCCATATAAGCTCACAATAACTCTTATCTCCAATACTATTTGCTTTTGCCATAATTGAGATAAGAGGTGGAAGTTTCGAGATAAGAATCTGAGCATCCTCCTTGAGCTTCGCGTTCTTTACAATTTGAACATGAACATCCGCTTCTTCATGGAACCAGACACTTCTAGTTTCACTATCCTTGTACCTTGTTTCACTACTTACATTCTTGAAGTTGTAATTGCTAAGATAAATATGAATCTCATCATTCTCTTCCACAAAAAAATCCCAATCGCTGTATTCTTTATGAATCTTGAAGAACCTTGACCCAGTGAGATAGAACTCAAACTCACTATCTCTAAGAGCTTCCAAAATATCCTCTTGCTTGGAACGAATCACGTTGACGATCATTGTAGTGTTCCTTTCTTACTTGAAACAGAGTGTGTTAGATTACTATTTTTCATCTAACACTTATGAAACCAAAATGACGCTGTTCATTGAAGAACAGAGATCATATTTCAATCTCGCGTCATTATTTGAGAATCAAATCTGCACGTAGATTTTCCTCTGTTTATCATACAGACGAAATCCATATGCAAGGATCTGTCTTACTTCATCGTCTGAGAGTGTGAACATGTATCTGGACTCCTAACTTTTCGAGTGTTTCGTACAGTAAATCTTTAGCTTGTGAAAGCTGAGCTTCTGCTTGATTTGTCTTGTCTTCTGCGGTTATGATTCTTTGTAATATGAAATCTAGCTTTTTACGAAGCTCTTCATTCTCCATATTTCAAAACTCCAAAAGAATGAGAAATGGGATGCAAGTTACTATCTTTCACTTACACCCCATTCCTTATTTTATATAACTACAGGTTGAAAAATGAAACTTAATCTGCGAAAGCTGCTTCCAGCATGTTCTGGAATTCCTCTGGAGATAGAGAACCATCTGCGACCTTCTGTCTTGCTGCCTTGAGCACATCCATCTGGCTTGCCTTTGCGAATGCTTCAGTTACTACAGCACCACGTTCCTTGGCGAGATATGGAATGAAATCACGTACTGCGAGAATTGCAGCCTTTGTTGCTTCAACGATATCTACTGTACCTGTCTTCTTGAAAGTCTGCTTGAACTTCGTTTGTCCTTCACGAATTGCTGGAAGTGCGAGAACATTCTTATTGATGATCTTCTTTGTCTCATCCTCATTTCCCACAAGATTCACTAATGCCTGTGAGAAATCTGTGAGAGAAAGAGATTCATCAATCTGTGGAACTTCTACTTCCTCACCATCTGCACCACCTGAAGAATACTGTACAGCTTCCTTCGGTCCACGTGAAAACTTTACCTTGGAAGGCCACTTGACTAGCTGCATTTTCTTATCTTCCTTTTTGAACTTGACCTAGGTTACTATCTTTCACCTAAGTGGACTTAATGTGAAGTAGAAATAGGATTCACGTATTCATTTTGGTTCCTCCTTTTCCTTTCTTATTTCCTCTCTCAATTCCTCTGCTTCTATCTGCACCAACTTATCCCACGCTCTTTCTGTACAAGGAATATCGCCCCAACCAGTCATAATTTCATCTCTCGACCAATCAATTAACTCAAACTTCACGTAGAATGTATCTGTCTTCGAATCGTATTCTAGAATCTTATCCATTCTCACAACCCACCATCCTTTCAACTAGAGACAATATAACACTCGCCCACGCGCAAGTCAAGAGTCACGTTAGGGGAATCGAACCCCTGAATTGAGCACTATTGACAAACGCACCCAATCCCCAACCGAGGGACGTGAGATTTTATATTAGTTTGTTATTTCATGTGTCTTACCACATGGACAATTAGTAAGTTCGATCCATGAATCGTCTTCAAATGAATAGAAGAATGGATTTTCTAATACAACTACCGTACGAAGTACTGGACATACATACTCAATCTTTTCGATTTTTACTTCGCCAACAGTGTTTGACATGATTTTTACTTATTCTCCAAGAATTGAAGAAAACTCTGAAGCTCATCACGAACATTGATGAGATCATCTTTACTCAGATCAACAGCAGTATGTAGATCCTTCTCTGGAGAAATATACGCATTCAACAAACCACGTACTTTCTCTGCATCACGTACGACTGTGATTGTGTTTCCCTCAATGAAGAAGGTAATTGCCACAACCACAAATGCAATGGTATCGCATTTTATTTACTCTCTTTCTTTGTTTGATTTATATGTATTTGAATCCAAGTGATCCAAACTGACCCAAACCCAAACCAACGCAACCGACCCGACCTTCCCACCCGACAAGTTTTGACCCCTAGCCCTCTGGACCCGATCGTGAGTTTTTTATGATTCTGTTCTTCTATTCTTTTATTTATTTTTTTTTTTAATATACATATAACAGAAACATAAAAACTATGGGTCGAGGGTCCGAGGGCACGACCCCAAAACTTGCTGGTTGGCTAGGTCGGCTTGATTGCCTTGGGTTGAGTTGCCTCTTGTTGCACTGAATTGGAACCCATATTTACTTCTTTTGATAGTGTATTTCATATTTACCACTATTTAACTTCTTTATTCTCATATTATAATCCTCTTTGTGTTCCAAAACAAAAACATGCATTTTCAGAATATCTGAAATGCTAGAAGAGAATGTCTTAACTCTCGTTTTATGAATTGGAATAACACACTTCATTTGAAATGCATCCCAATCCATTGTTACTCTCTTATTTGGACCGTGATTCATATCTTTTATAACCCTCCACATAATGAAAAGGAAATGAAAAGGGATTAGAGTCCTTTACTAGCAACCCTAATCCCAATCCATTACTAACTTACTCAACCTCGATCCCTTCCAGTGTCTCCGTCTCGGAAACCTCTTCGGAAACCTCTTCCTCCGAGTCGGAAATGGAGGCGAGAATCGAAGAGATTGAAACCGTTGTCAGCATGCTCTTGACATACGGGTCGATTTCCTTTCGAATCTCCACATACTCTTGAGCCAGCTTGTTGATTCTCGCATGTAGATCCGCGAACCTCTTGAGCTTGTCCCGATCCTTTGCCTCGTGAGCGATATGAATCAGACTGTTGACATTGGAAACCAACGTGGAAACGCTCGTGGTTTCGCGGACCTTGCGACCTACCTTGGCACCCATGATAACCTCACTGAAAGGAGTTTGAAACTTGAGAGAATGTTGTATCTCTCACATAATGAATATAATCAATCGCAAGTCGTTTTGCTAGCCTCTTGTGACGAATGATTGACGAATGAATATGAAGTAGAAACGATTGAGTTAGTCTATCTCACCACATGGAAGCTAACACTAAACAAATGTTCCGCAACCCTGACATATGACAGGTTGACAAGCCATATGTTTGTCTAACTAATAATGATAATTACTATTGATACACGCAAGAGTCATACCCAAGTTCTTTGTTGCATAAAGTGTGCCATTAGTTTGAGGAGATACTAATATATAAATTAGGTGAGACTAAAATACAAAAATGTATACAATATAGTATACAAATATGTACCCGGGTGGGGGTAAATTGATGTATCCCATTCTGAGTCCCGAAGGGTACCTTAAAGTAAAATTCTAAGTACTTTCAATTTCTATTATTTTCTTTATTGTTTCATATAAATATCACGTACTTGGAAGAGTTGGAAGAGTTGAGGGGAGTTGCGGGATTTTTGGGTTTATTGGATTTTATTGGCACCTATTGCCAAATTTCCCCTTGACATCCAAGTTGCTTAGTATTATATTCCCCTCGTGAGAAAGGGTGTAGGTGGAGATTTTATATGATTATTTAGTTAGGAGAACCTAATATGCCAAGTGCAGTTAAGGATTTAAGTACTCTTGCGTCTACTTTGGAACTTAATTTGAGTAATTATCCAAATGCAAGAGAAGGAGCATTTCAATACATTGCTGGAACAGGTACTGTTCTTTTAGAAGGTACATTACAAGTTAGTGGAGCTGGGACTTGGTTTACTTTGATTGATTTTGAAGGTAATGCGATTGCAGGACTTACTGGTGTTGGAGTTACTAGATTTCCTATTTCAGGATATGCGAGAATTAGGGGTAGGAATACAAGTGGTGGAGCTGCGAATTTAAGTGCTCTTGGGTTTTCTTGATTCCTTTAATTTAAATAAGTGAGAAGGGAAATGCCAAAAGGTAAGGGTTATTCATTCCGAAATCCTCCTGCATCTGCTGTTGGTGGATCGAAGAAAAAGAATATGAAGAAGAATATGAAGAGTATGAAAAAGGGTAGTTCACCCAAGAAGATGAAGTATTGAGATGAAGATTAATATTGGAAATTCAAATGTGATGGGGCATAAGAGAATTCTTGATATGCACTCAGATCTTGTATCCAAGGATTCTCCTATTAAGAATGATATTTCCAGAGGAACTACGATTGGGTCGAATTCTGAAGTTAAGAGGGATGTGAATTCAAATTCGTCTCAGGGTAGTGATATTGGAACTAATATAAAGGGTTTAGTTGTGAGGAGAGGGAGAGGTTGGTTTAATAAGCCAGGATGAAAGATGCCAAGAAAATCAAGATATAATCCTAGTGGACAACCAGTTTTGACGAAGAACTCTGCTGTTAAAGGGAATTTCATTAAAGCTATTGAGAGGAATACAAAAAGGTTAAATTTATTCAAGCAGCGAGCTAAGAAATGAAAGTCAATGTAGATATGGAAACGAATGAATTAATAGATCACTATTTCCCAGATTCTGATTCTAAGGAATCTGAAGTTGAGAATGAATCTGAATCCAAGAGATGGCAACCAAAGAAATGGAAGATTGAGTATGAGAAGATTGTATTAATGGATTTCATGGGAATGAAGGGATATGAGATAGCTGAAAAATTAAATTATACTCCTCAACAAGTTTATAATATTTTAGGTTGTGATGAAGCGATTGCTATTCAGAAGATGATGATTGGGAAGATTAGGAATCAAACTTTCAATATGGCTGATGAACTCAATGAGATTCAGAAGTTGACAGTTAAGAGATTGAAACAGTGTTTGAAGAGTGATGATGATTTCAAAACTTCTCGTCTTGGGTTTATTGCTAAGGGAATTGATGTAATGAAAGGTATGGGAGAACATCTCAAGAACTCCCCAACTACACAAGTTACTAATCAATTCACAATCCCTCCATCAGTTGCTGATAGATTCTTAGAGGGATTGAAAAAGAGTGACGAAGCTAAAGCTCTTCTACAAAGTGGTAGAAATCTAGGAGATGTAGTTGGAACAGAAGCCTCTTAGTCCCAAAGATTCTGATTATATAATTACAGAAGAGGACTATGATCGTCTCTTCTCGAAGTATGATTCTATGCAGAAAGAAGCAGATAAGAAGAGAAAAACACTCTCGAAGGAACAGATTCATATATATCGAGTAAGATGTAAGAGAGATTTATTTTTCTTTGATTCTGCTATTCTTGGTATGATGGATTTACAAAAGAAATTACATGGAGAATGGTGTGATTGGTTAGATAATGTATTTTATGAATATCAATTCGGTCTTGGTCTTCTTCCTCGTGCTCATTTCAAAACAACCACAAAGACAGTTGGACATAATACACAATGTGCTCTTCCATATACTGAAGAAGATCGACAACATGATGATAATCCGAGAGAGTTACCTTATCCACTTAATTTAGGTGTAAATATACGAATCTTAATCATCCACGAAGTTGAAGATGAAGCTGCTAGGTTCTTATTTCAGATCACATCCCATTTCATGACTAATCCTCTCTTAATGGCATTATTCCCAGAATGTGTTCCTGAGCGTAGGACACAGATTATTAATAGAACCTCATTAACACTTCCGAGAGATGGTGTATTTGGCGAACCTACGTTTGATGCTAAAGGTGTTTCAGCGAAGCAACAGGGGAACCATTATAATATTATCTCTCCTGATGATATCTATGGTAAAGAAGCTAGAAAGTCTGAAGCTGAGAGTCAGCAGAGGAGAGATTTCATTGATGGTTGTTTTGGTTTCTTCAATAATCTATCAAAAGATAAGTTGTTAGCTGTAGGAACGAGATATAAGTTTGATGATGTGTATGGGCATATGATTGATAAGTTTGGGGATAGTTTGAATGTATATAAGAGGAAGGTTGTTGAGTTAAATAAGGAGACTGGGAAAGAGGAAATTATATTCCCAGAGCGAGTAACTCCAGTTCAGTTGGAGATTATTAAGAAGAATAAGGAAGTTTATTATTCTGAGTGGCTTAATGATCCTGAAGAGATTGGTGATGGGTTTCAAGAGGGATGGTGGAGAGAGTTTGAATGGTTAGATAGTACAAGAATCGCTATTTTTGATCAGAATCCAAATCACCCAACAGTGGTGAATATACGAGATTGTTACATTTCATTCCATATTGATCCTGGTGAAGTAACTGGTGGGTTTGTAATTTGTGCAACTGATTTTTGGTGGAGGACATTCACACTTGCTGCAATTCCAATTGATTTCCCATCTACTGCATTAGTAGAATTATTATTCAATCAAGCTTCAAAATGGCATCCTTCATTGGTTTCAATAGAATATGATGCAGCCCAACATCTCTTAGGTGATTGGGTTCGTAGTGAGATGGTTAAGAGGAATATATTTTTTGAAATCTATCCCTACCACACGAAGAAAATCGCGAAGAGTAAGAGAATTGATACACTCTCTCAACTATATTCAGCAAATGAACTCTTTCATAATGAAACACAAGTTGAATTGAAAAAAGAATTCGAGAGATTTGGAAAGACGAGTGATATTCATATATTAGATGCATTAGCCCAATTAATGTCTGAAGGTGTGAGGCGAAAAGGTTTCCCTCCTGGATCATTTGGTGTTATTGGTTCAGTTGATAGTCAGCATCCAAATCAGAGTGATATTGATCCTGAAACAGGATATTCTGTGATTGAGCTTGAGGGAGGGTATTGATATGCCTATTCTTCGTATTATTGCGATTGTATTAATTGTGTTAGTTCTCTTATCTCTAACTATTGGACTTCCTGGTATACCGAATCCAAAAAAAATAACAGAAATTATATTACTCTCATTAGCAATCGTTTGTTTAGCACTTACCTCGACGGTAACATCATGAACGTTATGTTCACAGAATCGTATTCATTTGGTAAAGATATCCAGCGAATGTTCACTTTCCTAAAATCATTCAAGGAGGAAGTCATGGCTACATTCGGACAACTTCAAGCTCAGGTTGATGCTCTTGAAGCAGCTATCAACAATGAGCAAGCTCAGATTCAAGAGATCATTGATGCACTTAATGCTCTAATTGCTGATGGTGGAACTGTTGCAGAAAGGCAGGCTCTTCTAGATAAGCTAGTAGCTATGCAGACTGATCTAGAGGGTACAGTTACTCCAACAGAACCTGAGACTTAATAAATGCGTCCTCGTTTAGAAGCTATTTACTTTGGCTCGAATGAATACACGAAATTAGCTCGTGTACTTGAGCTAACAGCGAAATTACATAATCCAAATTGGGATATTAATGTCAGGAAGGTAAATGGTCATAATCTCACAGCTGCATTAGCTTCAAAGTATGTGAGAAAATCACTCTTTGAGAATAATGCTCATAAAGCATTAATTTGGTGTGAGATTGTACAAGAATCGCAGATTGGTGATAAGCTCTTATTGATGGATTCAGACACATACGTTCGAGGTAATTTAGATGAGATTTGGAATCTTGAGTTTGATTTCGCACGCACGATTCGAGATTATAAGTGGCCTTGGAATTCAGGTGTGATGTTCTTAAGAATCAATGAATTCACGAAACTGTTATTCAAAGAAATCACCGAGATGACATTTCGGATGTTAAGTGATCCAGTTCTACATGAGAAATACGAGAGTTTATATGGTGGAATCCATCAAGCAGCTACATCAGCAATCATTGACTCAGGAACAATTCCACTTCACGTAATTGATATCCCATGTAGAATTTGGAATAGTGGTCATGTTGAGAGAGATGAAGAAGCTCTCAAGGATTCAAAAATCGTACACCTTCTCCCATCTGGGAGGAAAGAAATATTTGGATCTAGGTGGGCACAGAAGAAATATTGGAGAATAGTTGGAAGAGAATGGTGGGATTATTTCTCTCAGGTTGATTTCAATAATAGATGGGATGAGATCATTGAGAGACTTAAGATCTTGAAACAAGATCGTTCTCGATTAGAAATAGCTGAGATTGGCGTTTGGCAAGGAGATTCTACTGTTCCAATTCTAAGATCTGGGTTGGTAGATAGGATTCACTTAGTAGATCCATGGAAAGCTGGAGTACCGGGTACAACTTGGCATGAATCTCAATCAAAAATGCCTAGATACCACCAAAAGAGATTCAATGCTGCAAAGAAGATGGTGAGACATAAAGTTAAGGATTTTGATGATAAAGTAGTTTTCTATGAAGTTCCATCACTTGAAGCGGTAAAGTACATACCAGATAATTCACTTGATCTCGTGTTCATAGACGCAGATCATTCATATGAAGGTGTATACAACGATATCCAAGCTTGGTTACCCAAAGTGAAAGATGGCGGATTTATCTGCGGTCATGATCTTGATGAGCCAAGATTCCCAGGAGTTAGAAGGGCTGTAGAGGAGATATTTAATATATCTGAAGTTGAAATCGGTGATGATTTCACATGGTTTTATCGACTATCTTCACTAAGTGGAAATGAATTATTTGATTCGATCGAAGCTACATCGTATGGAGTGTAAGATGAGTTTTCTGACACCGTTTCTCTCAAAAACGGGAAGCCTCGTCGGCGATGTAATGATCTTCATTACTAACTTACAGAGATCATTACTATCAGCTACCGGCAGAGAAATCTGCGATGATGAGATGAGGGATGGTTACCTACTTTCGTAATGAGGGAATTTATACCGAAAACCCAAAACCAAGGTGGAATTCCTTGGGCTCCTGCTGTAAGTGAAAGTAATGACAGGAGTTGGGAGTAGGTAATTAACTTGAATATGAAAGGGAGATAAAATGCCTCTTTTAATATTAGCTGGTAAAGTTTTCATCTATGGTTTCTACCTCGGCTTAGTTTTGCTTGGGATATAATTAAATATGCCTTACCCACGTGAAATCTACTTAGGCGAAGATAGAGAAGCTGAACTATCTATGTATCTAGATACAATTTTAACTAGATACTACATGGATACTAATGAGCACATTCAAGATCTCTTACAATGGCAAAGTGATTATTGGGCTAAACCAACTAAGAAGGTAGCTAATTTCCCATTCAAGAATGCTTCTACAATTGTAATTCCAATTACAGCTATTGCTGTTGAAGCTGTTCATGCTCGTGCAGAGACACAATTATTTGGACAATCTCAACTAGTTGTATCTCAATCTATTTCTGATGAATGGGATGAAGCTCAGAAGCCTGTTGAAGATTTCATGAATTATCAACTTCTTGAAGTCTTGAAGATACGTAAGAGTATGTCTTCATGTTTCTTAGAAGCTGAGAAATTTGGTACAGCTATCGGGAAACCTTTATATCAAAGGATGATTAGGAATGGTGTAAGAGAGATAGATGGAGAAGATCAAGAATTTCAAGTTGTATATAAGGATGGTCCTTCTTTTGATGCAGTTCCAGATTCTAAATTCATACTTCCATATTGGTCCCAAGATGCTCAAAGTTCTGATTTCGTGGGTGAGGAACATAGTGATACACCTTTATTTGTCTATGAAGCTGAGCAATCAGGTTTATTTAGGCCAGGAACATATAAAGCATTGGATATATATCTAGAAAACCAAATGTCCGAGCCTGGTTCTGGGATGGATGGAAAAGATTTTGAACGTAATCAGATGGAATTAGAGAAAACAAGATATAGTTTAGGTCGTAGACTTGATTGGTATGAACTTTGGATTGCTTGGGAAACAGATGATACTGGAGTTAAGAAAGAGTTAGTTGTACATTATCATAGAGATTCAAAGACTTTCATGAGCATTAGATACAATTTCCTCTCTGACCTTCGTCGTCCATATAGAACAACAGTGTATTTCCCTGTAGAACATAGGTCAAGAGGTATTGGTATATGTAAGATGAATGAACAATTTCAACGCTCTATCACAGTTCGTCATCGTCAGAACATTGACAATGCTACACTTGCAAACATTCGGATGTTCAAAATCCATAAATTAGCTGGTTATGGTAATGGTGAGCCTATTTTCCCCGGAAAAATGTGGTTTCTTGATAATATGGATCAACTTGACACAGTTCAACTAGGTGAATTGTATCCTTCAGGCTATAATACTGAACAATCTGACGTAATTTACTCTCAACAACGTACAGGAGTTAATGAAGTAACACTTGGTATGCCACAAGTTGGTACTCCTGGGACTGCAACTAGTGATTTAGCAAGAATTCAAGAGGGAAATAGGAAATTTGATTTATGGTATGCTAATGCTAGAGGCTTTTCTGATGAAATTATCATGGATTTCATTGATTTATTCCAACAATATGGTCCTAGGAACGCAGAATACTATACAACAGCTGCAAATGGAGAGCTTGTACGTGCTTTTCTTCAACTTCCAAGCTCTTATGTACGTGAAGGTATTGTTCTTAGACTAAAAACTTCATCTCAAGTACATAATAAGGTACTCGATCGTCAAAATTGGCAACAAATAGCTGGTTTCTTGAATCAGTATTACCAAGGTATTATCCAAATGGCTATGCCTATGGGTAATCCACAGATTCTTCAGCTTATTTTCACAAAAGGTTTAAGTGCTGTAACTGAAGCTATGAGACAGATTCTTGAGACGTATGATGTAAGGAATATTGATCGTATTATCGTAAAAGAATTAGATTTAGTCCTCCGTGGAGAGATTACAAATATTTTAAATGGGGCACCTACAAATGGACTTATCGCGCCACCTGGAGCAGGAGCAGATAACGGAGCTTCAGGAACTGGTTCAGAAGAAGGAATGGGTATCATTTCGTCGCTTGTTAATAGCCTTGGAGGAGGAGGCCAAACAAGCGGTAATAGACTCAACGGAGGATAAGTTTATTGAAAATAAGCACTTTTTGCGTGGTATTAAGTTCATTCGAGAAGCAACAGACTCACTCAATCCCATTAAGTTGAAGGAGCTAAAGACAGATTATGCCCCCGGAAATCAGAACGCAGGAAGAGGAATCTTCTCAGAAGGAAGAAACCCAGCCGACGAATTCCCAAGAGAGTCCGTCTACTGAAGAAATAGAAGTAGAAGAAGATCCAAGAGATATATATACTCAATCTCTTGAACAAAGAATAGCTGAACAGCAGATTCAACAGAGAAAGCTTGAAACGTTACTTGAAAAGATAGCTGAAAATAATAATAAACCAGCTCCAACCCCACAAAGAGATATTGAGACTGAGAGAAAGAAGTTTTATAATGATCCAGTTGGAAGTCTAGAAGAACAATTTGCTGCGAGAGATAATAAGATTTTAAATCAAATGAGAGAAATGTTAGCTCCAATTCAAGAAGTTGCCTCTTCATTTAGAGTTGATAATGAGTATACAAGAATGAAGAATATGATTAAGGTTGATCCTGTTTTTGGTAAAGGTTTGAAAGATCCTGACGTAGAAGCTGCTGTTGATACTATTATGAAACAGCCTGGTGTTGATGTTAATGAAAATACGATAAAGTCAGCTATTGCACAAGCTATGGGTATTAAGATGATGGGTGGTCTTGGTAATGCACCTAAACCAAAACCACAAAATGAAACTCGAACTGATCCACCTTTTGTTCCAACAAATAGAACCCGTACTACAAATAGGGAAGAAATGGCTAAGGAATTGACAGAAAATGATCGTCTTGCTATGAAATATGCAGGACTTAAGCCTGGAAATCCAGAGCATGAGAAAGAGTATTGGAAGCTTGTTAGTGATGAAACAATGGTTTTTGAGACACACAAGAAAGCGAGTAAGTAATTATGGCTGAGCGAACTGTGAATGCATTTAGGAATTATAATCCTACAGGTAGGCCGATGAGGGATTATAATGAGAATTCTCAAGTAATTCAACAAGGTGTAGTTGATCCTAAGATTCAAGAAAGACTTAATAAAGCTGAAAATGGAGAATTAAGAGCTAGGTTAGCTGTATTACTAGACAGAGGAATCGTATCAGATAGGTTACATGTTGATCTTCCAGACGATGTACATGGGGAGTGGGTTAGAAATGATCCCCTAGAAATTCGTAGGTTAGGACTTCTTGGTTTCAAAATTGATGATACATATGCTAAAGCTAGAGCAATTCATTCAGATGGTAGTGATAGTTCTATTGTTGGAGATGTAATTTTCATGACTTGTCCGAAAGAAACAAAGTTGATGATCGAAGACATTCGTCTAGAGCAAACTTTAAATGCACACACTAAGAAGAAGATTGGAAATAAGGAAGTTCAGAGAGAAGAGATTCAATTTCTTAAGGATGTTGGCTCTTCAACAGATGGTGTAGCAGCTTATAGTTCTTCTCAAGAAAAACAAGCTTCAAACAAAGATTTAGCTGATATTCTTGCTTCAGTTGATTCTCAGACACAAAAATTTGAGTAACAAAAAAGGAGATAAAGATGCCGAGGCGTATTATTCCAGCGCAAGATCATAAGACTGTTCCTGTTGTACGGAGAGCTGTATATGCTGATGCACAAACATTTATTAAAGGAGCAGTTCTTGGTATTAATGCTGGAGGTGCAGTAATTGAGTTAGCTTCAAATCCAACAGATGGTACTGTTGTTGGTGTAGCATTAGAAGATGCTGGATCAGCTCCTGGTTTTAATGTTGCGAATGATAACCTAGTTGTTTTCCGTACTGGTACTGAACAATCTATTTCAATGGTTGATCTTGTAAAGAAGCCAGATCAAATTTTCAGTGGTAGGTTTACAGATGGTTCAGGTGTTGATGTTGCACCTACTCAAGCTATTATCAATGATCTATATCAACTCATTCGTTTAGCTTCTGGTGAATGGACTGTAAACCAAGCTGCAACAGCTACTCCAGATGTACAGATTGTGGACATTGTACTAAATGAAGGAGCTGCTGCGGCGGGGAATTATGTTCTATTCCGATTCCTGCCTGTTCTTATTCGTGTTACTGCTGCATAATTGAAATAAAATAGGAAAAGGAGATTAAAGGTGAATACACAAGGGAGTCTCAATCTACTTTACAGGGCAGGGATGAGGAAGAATTTTCGTGATACGTGGGATGAGTATGAGCCAGAATACCCTGAATACCTGAAAGTAGATTCTACTGATGAGCCGGAAATTCGGGCTACGATTATCACCTCGATTTCTCGTTTACAAGAGCGTGGTGATGGTGAAGCGGTTATTTATGATGATATCATTCAGGGACCGCAGGTAGTTGGTGTAGATAAGGAATTTGCTGGTGGTATCATTGTTACACGTCGGACTTCTGAAGATGATAAGTATAACAAAGCTAACCAAGCTTCTAGGCATCTTGCTCATGCTGGTAGGATGACTTATGAGTATCGTGCAGCTTCACTTCTTGATGATGCTTTTACAGGTACTTTCTTCCGTACTATTGACAATCTACCACTAATTTCTGTTTCTCATACTAATCTAAATTCTCCAGCTCTAAATCCCAATCGCCCCGCTGCTGATATTTCTCTATCTCTAACAGGTGTAGAAGCTCTTCTTGATCTAGCTCAGCGAGTTACAGATCATAATGGTGATCCAATTCGTATGAGCCCAGATAAGTTAATTATCTCTAACAATGCTGCTGATGTACGTACATCTTTAGCTATTTGGAATTCTGAGAAAGAGCCTTTTACACCAAATAATACAGATAATACCACTCGGCGCCGTATGCCGAATCCAACAATTGTAATTTCACATTACAAGCTTCTTACAACTCGTTCATATTTCATGCAGGATTCTCGTTATCAGGATGCATTCCTAAGTGTAAAGCGTGCGATGGAATTTGATGATACATTCGATTTCGATACACAGGCAGCTAAGTTCCAAGCCACAACTCGTTTCCTTGTAATGGTTGTTGATTATCGTGGTTGGTGGGGAGCTAATCCCACATAATTTTTGATATTAAATAAAAGGAGATTAAAATGGACCCAGCAACCAATTTCTCAATCTCTGCGATTCTTGTAGAGAAATACGTAGCAGGAGGAACTCTCCTTATTGGAGATGTTGTACTTATAAATGATGCTGGTAGAATTGTTAAGAGTGCTACGGCCGCTGATTATTTTGGTTGTGTTGGTATTGTTGTTGGAGGGACTAAGACATATGGTAGAATTCTTCAGAATGATCTTGATATCTCTGAAGAAGCTGCTATTGATGGTGATGATGTAATAGTTGCTTGGGGAGGTATTGTAAAAGTTGTAGCTGATGTAAATGGTATTGATACTGGGGATGTAGCTGTTCCTAGTACTGATACCGCAGGTTTGGTTAATACATCACAAGATGCTGCTGATTATCCAATTGGCACAGCTCTTAATGATGCTGCTGATGGTGAGATTGCAAGGATTTTACTTGCTATCTCCAAAGTTGCCTTAGCTACAGCATCAACATAATGGATATTGTACTCTTACAAGCAGCTAGTGGTTCTGTTATAAAGGGACCAAACGTTAGAGTGCCTCCGGGGAATTATAATATAGAAAAGAAAGGTAAATTTGATGTTTGTAAGATGTCACTTAATGATTCAGATATGATAAATGTGAATTCCTTACTTATTCTAAGTAATCATACTTCAGTTAAACTAGAAGCCTTAAATGCTGAAAACCTAACGGTGCGGTTTGTGCGGGAAAGTTAGAAGATTAGGGATATAAATAAAGGAGGTGATCTGTGTCCAATTTGCTCCCGGTAAAACGCGGATAACACTTTTCTCTTTTTATATCCCTAATCTTAACTGAGAATATTATAAATGCCAATACCAATTTCAGAGATGAGACTAGGAGTTACTAGACCTTTAGGGATAAATGTTGGTGGTACACAAATGCCAACTACTCAAATTGATTTATATCTCAATCGAGCATTTTGGGAAATTCAGAATAAGTTTCCATTTAGAGAGAAAGATGTGATTTCTACATTCTTCACGATAGAAGGTGTGAGGAATTATGATGTATCATTTCCTACTGAAGCTGTTAGACATATAGCAATTGTAAGAGATGATGATAATGGGGTTGGACAACACTATCCATTGATTCAAATTACAAGAGATGTATATGAACAGAAATATCAAAATACAGCGGATCAGTGGGAGATTCCTATTGAATATGTTCGGGAAGGTTGTATTATTAGACTCTTCCCTACTCCAGATAAAGCATATGAAATTGTAATTAAACGTTTGGTTGCTTTGAATGATCTTAGTGCTATCAATACAACAGCAAACATTCCTCAAGTTTGGGATGAGATTATCATTCTTGGTGGTATTTGGAGATGTGCTGTTGATTTAGGGGATTTGGCTCGTGGTAGTTACTTTAAATCACTTCAAGCTGAGATGATTAATACTATCATTCCAATGGAAGTTAATGAGACTCAATCAAACTCCCAACTCGCGCACGTAGAAGTTCCCGTTTTGGAGTATTGAGAATGAGTGATGAAGATATGCCAACAAAAAACTCTGAAGTTTGGGGTATTGTAAAGAATTTACCTACTGGTGTGCAAATTGTAATTATGATAATTTTCTTCTCAAGCTTCGTGAATGTCCCTGCTGGTTTGACATCTTTACTTAATACAGGTCCAGCGATAGAAGTTATTAAAGTACAAAATGATTCAATTAAAATAGCTCATGATACTATTCGAGAAAGGGCAATTAGAATAGAAAGGGCAGATCATTTTAGAAATATACGAATTGATTCTCTTTATGCTGGTTTTTATAGGATGTCAGATCAAGTTGATTTCCTTTGGTGTATGAATGAAAGAACCCCAACACCTGAAGTTAGACAACTTTGTATTGAAATTAGAGAAGCAGCTAAATTAGCTCAACAACGTAGAGCTATGGAACCGAGATAAGGGAGATTTAATATGCCAGGGAGATTACCAGTTCCGATTACTGCTGTTCATACTACAACTTTAGCTTATTGTTTTGGTGATGGATTATTATCTCGCCATAATGGATCTGGAACACCTTCGATTCAAACTGATGCAATCATTGGTAGATTATTTAGACAAGTAGGTATTGGTTATTTTGAAATTGATATTCCAGCTGGTGTAACTGGATTAACAGGAGGGTTATTTATATACATAAATGATGTAACTCAAGGGCATCAATTTATTGATTTCTTAAATACTTCTGGTCAAGAAATGTTTAATTTTAATGTTACTAGTTCAAGAGCAATCCAAGCTCGAAGAGGAACAACTGTATTAGGTACTGCAACAACTAATATGGGTGCTTCATCAGGAGCAATTAACTTTTTTGAGTTTGATATTGAATTTGATGATGCGGGTGGTATTATTAAATTTAGAGCTAATGTCGGTGATTTAGAAATTGATTTAAGTTCGCAAGATACTATTAATAATGCTGGAACATTAGGTAAGATGCGTTTTGGTTTGAGTTCTGATTTTAACACACCTCAAGGTTATTTTGGTGTGGGCTATTTGAAAGATCGTGGTGGAGCTACAAATTTCTATGGTCGTGGTGTACATAGATTTTTCCCATATACAGCAGATGTTGGAGTAGAATTTACACCAACTGGAGCTGGGTCTAATAACAATGATCGTATTAAAGAAACAGATCCTGATGGAGATACAACTCGTGTTTCATCTTCTACAGATGGCCATAAAGATACGTATGGTCCTCCTGATGCAAGTGCTGTAACTGGTGCTGTGAAGTGTATGTGGAATTATCAGGGTTGTAAGCAAGATGGAAGTGCTCTTTTACATTCAGTTTTAGATACTCCAGGAGCAGCAGAAGATGTAGAAGCTGAAGGTAGATTAGTTCCATTTGGAGCTTATGGTGGTATTGCAACAGCTTATGAAGAAGATCCAGATACTTCTCTTCCTTGGACTGGAGCTGCAATTAGTGCTCTAGAAGCTCTTGGATTTGAATTGGAGGTACCATGATTAAGTATTCAGAATTACCAAAAGAGAAGATTATACATTTAATTGAAAATACTTCTGATCTAAGTGTTCTAAATCAAATGAAAGAACAGTTAGTGGCACATGGGTATTCTTTAGGTGGGGTCTTGCTTACTAAGTTAGATCGTCGTGTTAGAACTCTCTATGGTTTTGATGTTGGTCCTGAGCCAGAATGGCCTGGGAAGAATTTACCACCAATTACTGGAAATATGAGAGGATAACATGGCGCTCAGAGTTTCGACAGGACTTAGGAATTCTCAAGCAACTAATTTAGCATCACTATTTCCAAATGGTGCTATCCTTGAGATTCGT